TTGCCAGTTTGGCGTAAGGCGCTCTGGAGTATTCTAGAAAGTTCATCTCCCGAATAACTGATCGGCTCGCGATCGTAGACCGGCCACCTCTCGAAGTCTGGCACCGATGCAACCGCAATTGACATTTGGGACGACTTGCGAAAAGCGTAGGCCCAAAGCGCCCTGATTGCTGTCTGATGCTTCTGCACCGTAGCATAGCTTCGGCCTGCCAATAGTTGCGAGCGACAACTAGAAAGAACCAACGCTTCGCTAAGGCCTGACAACGCCACCGGCTCGCCATGGTGGCGATCCAATTTCGAAATTTCGTCACGATAAAACTCCCTTGTTCGCGGCGATTGAACGCGGGGCCTGTTGATATACAAAGCGGTAAAGAAATCACGTAGCAACATCTCGGAAAGCCCATAGGCGGCCCTCAAATCCGTTGACGTTTCCGCCTTCATAGATCCCCCGCAACCCATCCAAGTAGTGGATTTGAGGGAAGGCCGAAGCTGATCGGCTAGAAACTACCCTCGCGGGTAAGTGTATGAATATTCACACGCCCACGCAATAGGGCTTAGGTGTGGATGCTGATTTTTTTTCCAAGGGCCGAAGCAATCCGTACGAGTGTTTCAACGTTGGGATAGTGTGTATGGCTCATATTTCGCAGGCGGCTCAAATCGGGCCTTGAAACTCCCGCCCGCTTAGCAATGGCCGCAACGTTATCACCCTGCTCGCAAGCTTCGTTGAGAAGGTCGGCGAGTTCCTGGATTAAAACTTCGGTTTCGTTGGATGCCACTGATATCATTCCCCAACTATAACGAGACAAACTACAAACGGAAAGACGATTCCATTTGCATCCTGAACGCGTTACCATTTGGTGAAGCGGACTACGAGTCCGCTACACGTTGCCCCCCTGCGTAGGGGGGTGAGAGGCTCCGGTGGGAGTTGAACCCACGATGGCGGATTTGCAATCCGCCTCCATTGCAACTAAGGCGCTACCATGGAATTCGGCCGCAACTCTGCCAGGGCTACTTTTATCTTTGAAGTAGGGGCCGATTTTCGGGAATCGTTCACCATTCAAGCGAATGGAATTCCGGTCAACTTGACTGGCTCAACGTTTGTATTTGAGATCCGAAGGATTGCAAACTCAGAAACGCCCGTTGATACTGGCACAATCACCGTAAGCGGCTCAACCGTCACAATCTTCTACTCTGCGGCCGACATTGCCGATCTGGAATCGGGAGTCTCCGAGGCGGAACGAAATTCTATTTATCACGGCCGCTTGCTTTGGACGGACTCCGCGGGTTTCAAACGTCGGCCTATTACTGCTTTGATTCTCGTAAGTGCTGGGCATGCTTAAATGAGTTTTACACTCGAACCACAAACGGGCGGCGGATTTGTACTAAATCAAGTAGGCGGGGCTCAAGGGCCGCCGGGGGGAACAATTCCCGTCAAAAGACTTGTGGTCATCATTCATGGAGAGAGTAACGCGGGGGGGTATGGCCTTAACTCCGCTGCTCAATCGTGGGAAGTTGGTACGCGGGCTGAACTGCAATTGCTTAACCCTGTAACATTGCTTCTAGAAAATTTACGTATCGGTGGCGCGACTGCAAACAATCTGTTAGCGCATCAAGATATGGGCTCACTATCACAAACCCAACACGGATGGGAATTAAGTCTAGCCAACATGGTCAAGCTCGGCGACTTTCCGGCCGATACTGTAGTAGTAAAAACTGGGCAAGGGTCGTCTGACTTGCTCGAATGGAATGTCGGAAACGCATCGACATATTGGACGCAATTCCTATCGCGCATTGCTGCCGTTGAAAGTGCGGTCGGATTGTCGTCCGACAAGATCGATTACGTTGTATGGTACACTCTTGGTATCAACGACGAGATCGATGGAACAACACCAACGAATTACAAAAACTGGACTATAGCGCACCTGGCTAAAATGAGAGCAAGACTAGGAGCTAACACGCCTATACTAATGACTCGGCTACCTGCTGCGTATTCTGACTACGAAACCGTGATCGGTGAAATTGATTCGGAAGATCCGTTCACCTATGCAATTCCTGTGTCGGGCCTGGCGTTGCAAGATTCGTATCATTGGGGGTATGCGGAAATGAAGAAAATCGCCTCCCGCATGGGAATACAAACTTTGACGCACTTGGGAAGAACAAGAAAGGGGATTACTTGGAAGGGATTTGTAAACACTGAACAAGATGGATTTGAATTAAAATCCACTGGTTCTGCTTCCGGGGGCGCGAATAGCAAGTACTGGATCGATGCTACCAAATCGTTTTCCGTAGTTGTCGATTATGAAGGGTCATCCACCGAGGGCGTTGTCATCGGAATTCACAATGACCCCAAACCAGTAACAACCGCTTGGGTAACAAATGACTCCGTGTTGCATACATTCTTTTCCGGTGGGTCTTTTTACTGGGGCGACTCTAGCGGATTCACTGCTGTACCTGGCGTTACGTTTCCATGCAAAGTGAAGATGGAAAAATCCGGTAACAACGTAACAGTGAGCACTAGCACCGATGGCGGAACCACGTGGACATTGCGCCACACAAAAGCGAACGCACTGCTAAACATTCCCGTTGTATGGGTCAAGGCTCATTTTGTAGGAACCACTACAAACTACAGTGTGCGCGTTTCGCAAATCGGCACAACAAACAACTAGCTAAACGCTATGGGATGCCTGGCAAACCATGCATCCTCTGTAGAGTAACTGAAGGCCGTATCAAAGTAGTTCGATGCTGGCGGATTGCAACTAATCGGCGCCGCTCGCATTGTAAGGGATGACCCGCTGGGGATGCGGCATAGGCCAGGGGCCGCCAAAGGATTGTAGGCGGCGAACACTGTGTCGGGCGATGTCCTGGCATCGTTAGTCGGCAACGCGGTGCAACTACCTGTTACCCACCCGCTGTCACGATTGATAGGGAAGGCCGGAAGTGATACGGCTTGCGTTAACTGAATTTGATTCCCTTGGAATGGCAAAACAAAGCATGTGCCACTCCGGCCGCAAATCATTTCGGAACCTAAAGGCGTCCCGTAAGTTTGGTCGAACGTATTCACGCAACTGGTATTGTATTGCCGGTATCTCGATCCGGCCGAGGGCTGAAGGGTGGCGAGATGCGAAACTGATCCACTGAGCAACGTACGGGCGAGGCCCCCCCAGCGAAAAACCTCGATCTTTGCATTCTGTACAAATGCCCAGACTTGGAAATTGATGCTGCCGACAAACCAATGATTTAGTGGAGATATCAAAGTTGCGTACCAATGGTCATATGCAAAGGTGCGATCGAGTGTTTTGAAAATGGCGTTCAAGCTAACCGGAACCAAACCCGGCCCCTCGCATGGCGTTAGGTTTGGGGCATTGTAGGTCTGCTTGCAAACGCCCGTCCGCGTTACGCCACCGATTACGGCCGTAACCTCTTCCACGGCCGGCTGCGTGGAAATGTTCCAACCAAAGGAACCAAGAGTAGCGCCCGGCTGGCCTGGCTCTGGCACCCCTACAGTAACATCAATGCGGTTTATTGTGCATTGCGAACACCCGCAACTATGGCAAGGATTGCCTGGAGTATTCTTCATGCACATAGAAACTAATCCTCGCAAAACTCTAGGGTAATAACGTAGCTTCGTTGTAGGTCGTCCCAAGTGCATCCAACCTTGGCACTTGCTGCAACCGTTCCCGTGGGGCTTTCATTTTTGGCCCACACAATAAACGAAGTATCCCCTGTGGCTGTTATCAACCCGAAGAACCCCGGCGCTATGCTGCCCGCCGCATTGGTCCCAACGAAGAATCTTGGAGTTGTAGGCGATATGTCGATAATGCACGGCCGCAAGCCTGTCCCCGCCTGGCGGTATAGGATCCTCGCGGGGCCGCCTTCCTTCACCACTAAGGCCGCCTGGCCTGTTTCGCAATCGCAACCGATGTTGGGTCGGGCCGTGTTGTCAATCGTCACGTTGGCGAGCGCGATCCCTTTGACGATCACCCATGCGAACTTATTGGCCGCCACCGGCTCGGCGAGTATCCCCCACGGTTTGCGGTTTTCGAGCGCGGCCCCTTGAATCGCTGTCCGTTCCTCCATTCCTTTTGGAAAGCCCGCGCCCGCAAAGGTAAACATCGGCCCGCCTTGAATGCCTATCGGGCTCCAACGCGCTAAGGTCGCGTGGGCTTTGACTCTGACCAACGTTTGAGATTCGAAACTAACTTCCATTCCTGGGGCGGTTTTCTGAATTGACTTTCTCAAGGCCAATTGCATCGCCTGGCGCTGGGCCTGGAATTCTTGGGCCGTTGGTATGAATGCATCGCCTTTGAACTTTACGGGCCACATATCAACTTCCGATCCCAAGGGCTGTCAAATCTGCGAGAAGGTACGTTTGCTCCACGTAGGCGGCTTGAGGGTAAGGAATCAATCGATCGGAATCTACCTTGTCCTCATAGTACATCCATAAGTATTCCCAACCTAGTTTCGAATCCACAACAACCGCACCGCCTGCGAGACTCAAGCTTGTTAGATTCTCGGAGCAAGCGAAGTTAAATTGAACGGTCCAATTGTCTCGGCCTTGTTTGCGGCCCCTGGCACCCATGAACAGACATTCACCCGCGGCCGTTCCCTTGAAAGCCCCCGAATTGACACGGCCGGTCATTCGGTAAAGAAAATTCCGATAGGCGTTTGATACGTTGATGAAACTACGCGTTTCGGAAAAGGTCATAACTGGCTGGGTAATCTCAACGCCTTCCACTTTTCCGTCTCTGCAATTTATGAGGCCGCCAAACACCGGCCCAGATCCATAGCGGCGAGTGCCAAAGCTTTGCCGCATCAAGGTAGTTCCCCCGGTCGTATCGAATTCAAATCCGGCCGTAACGTCGATCAAACCATACTCAACATCGGCATGAAAGATCCCCCCGCGCTGGGGCTCGATTCGAATGATCTTGGGCCGTAGGCCCCCATCGACTTCGGCCGGTGCGTTGTTCTCGATCTTGGAACGTATGTAGTATTCCAAGTATTCGTCATCGATAGCGCTCTCGTTGTTGCACCATAGCGCATAGCGTCGGATTTCTCGATCCTGATTGACCCCTGACACGATGGATCTAGAGTCGTTCCGTTCCTCCATCGTGATATCAAACAAGGAAAGCGCACCGCCCGGTAGCTCGGGGTATGGCGTTCCCTCAACGGGTAGATCCTCTCCTAATGTTGGCATTACGCTATCCCCAAATTTCTCAACGCGATTTCTCGCAAAGTATCATGAATCTTGCCAAGTTGCTTTACTTGCTCTTGGTCATACTTGACGGTCGAACCCACGGCCGCACCGAAGCCCGAGAAAGTTCCGATGTTCTCGGCCTTGCTCGTTGCTGACTCGCCGAACCCGAAGCCCTCATAACCTGGCATCGAAAGGGAAAGCGGCCCAACGCCAGCCGGATTCCCATCGGCCGATTTGCCCTTTGTTGCTTTTGCGTCCGCGAGGGCTTTGTTGTAGGCTTCCATGGCCTTGGATACGCGCTCGGCCGCGGCATCGCCTTTGCGTTGGCGCTCGGCTTCGTTTATTTTGCGATCGACATCGCGATTGCCTCTAAGGTCCTCAAGCCTTTTGTCTCGCGTTGCTTCGGCGCTTGCTACTGCGGCCTTGCGTTGCTGCTCGTTGGCTGCTTTGGCATCAATCAATCCGGCTTGGTAATCGCCTCTCGATTTCCTTTCCGCGGCCGTTGCGGCCTGATCTCTCCCAACAAGCTCGCGCTCTACTTCGGCCCTTGTGCCTGGCTTGGCGATCTTGGTAGCCTCGGCAAGGCCCGCAAGCTCTACCTGAAGGCCGTAGCTGGCTCGCCGAAATTCCGTAACCAGGAAGCCCGAGGCAAGGGCCGCGTTTTGTTTGATGTTCAACCACAAATCGTTGAAGCTCGCCCCGGTATTGATGGCCATTAGGCTAATGGAGGAAAATACATTTTGCCAAGCAATCTGGAACGCGTAGGAAGCCTCAACACCTAATAGCGCCATGTTGCTGGTGAGCTCGCCCCAACCGGCCTGGAAAGTTGCAATCGTTGAATCCCACGCCATGTCGAACGTTGCAAGCACCAAGTTGAACGCGGCCCCAAGCTCGCCATTGCTTACGGCCGTTGCGATGGCCGATAGATTCTCGATGGCCCCGCCCGCAAATGATCGGAACCCACTAGCAACCCAATCTAGGAACGCTCTAAAATTCTCGCCCAAGGAACCTAAAGCCCCGCTGGCACTCGATGCGATAAACCGGAACACCTGGCCGCCAATGTTCGCAAGCGTTCCGAAGTTGCGATAAACAACGCGGGCGGCGGCTCCGGCCGCAAGCAACTCCGCGCCGATGCCTGCGGCGAGTGGAACCAATGGAGCAAGCAAAGCAACCCCACCGGCGAGAACCGCAACACCGGCCGCGGCCGCAAACCCCGCCGAGGCGATCGGAACAATGGTCCCGATCAAATCCCGGTTTGCTTCGATCCACTGGCCTATCGGGCTGATGATTTTTATCGCTGTTCCGAGTAGCTTTGTGACCTGTGGTGTCAACGCGGCCCCAAGCTTTTTCGATAGGCCCGAGGCCGCCAAGCTTACGGTATCCAGCAAATCCCCAAGCTCGGCCGCGGCGCTCGCATCCTCGGCGCTCATGACTAGCCCGAGTTCCTTAGCCTTGGCGGTGAGTTCATCGAAAGAAGCGGCCCCCGCGTTTATCATCGGCAACAACGCAATAGCGCCTTTCCCAAACACCTTCATGGCCATGGCGGCTTTGATGGCCGGATCCCCAATCTGGCCGAGGGCCGCGGAAAGCATTCTAAAGCGGCCGAATTGATCGGCCTGGCGTAATGCTCGGAGGCTCAACCCGAGTTTTTGGATAGCCTCGGTCGCCTCCTCGGATCCGCTTGCGGCCGCAAATAGAAAGTTGCTCATCCCCTTGGCCGCCACGCCAACATCCTGAAGCGTGGCATCGTTCATTTGAGCAACGTACTGCAGCGCCGAAAGTTGCTCGGCCGCTATTCCGGTCCGTTGGCTCATATCATCGATGGCGCTCCCGGCATCGGCGAAGCTATTTGTAAACCCGAGGATCGAAAATCCACTGATGGCCGAAGTAATCGCCTGAAGCCCGCCCTGGATTCCGATTCCGCCCGCTAGAAAGCCCGCGGCCCCAACCGCGGACAATTTGCCGATCGATCCAGCCCACTTGCTGGCGGCCCCCAAAGAACGCTTGAGGCCTGCATAGAATTTTGCGTCACGCGTGGATAGCTCAACGTATCCGCCCCCCGCTCTGATGTCTGCTCGGCTCATCTTAGGTAAACTCCGTGAAGGGCTTCTATCGCTAGGCTGGCTTCGATCTTGGCGGGCTTGGCCGCTTGCTCGCCTGGCATGAACTGCGAAGGGGTGAAACTATGGCCGCCCCAATTGAGCACCGTCCCAAGCCCCGCGCAAACCCTCGCCGCAATCAAGCAATCCGCCTCAAAGCGGCCTAGGGCCATTAGGTCAAGCTGTCGGTAGGTGAAGGGCTTGGGGTCGATTCCGATCCTTCCGGCAAGCTTCCAGATTGTTTCAATCTGGCCCCGGCCGCTTCGATCTGGGCTTTGGTGTGGTCTGCTATCTTCGCGGCCAGATTCGCTATCAACTCCTTCCGGCCGCTTGGGGAAAAAGCCTCGATGGCCCGCCATAGTTCCTTTTGCGCCGCCTCGATCGTATCCCCGTCGAACCCATCGCAAAAATTCCATAAATCGATGTCCCTGGCTGAAGCCTTGCCGAGTATCCAACAAACTCCAAGGAATGCCTTGGGGCTTCCCAGTAACTCGATAACGGCCTCAATGTCAGAGAGGTCGATTCCCTCGGCCTCTTGAACATCAAACAACTGAGCACAAGTGAAGGAAAAATCCCAAACCCTGCTTTTGCGATCGGTAAACATTAGGTAGCAACCGTCCCTGTAAACGCCTTAGGCTCCTGACCGGCAATAAAGTAACCAACGGCCATAGTGAATTTGACCATTTGCCCGTCTGCAAGTTGCTGGCCTAGCTCCCAATCGCTGATGTTGAAGTGTGCTCGCATCCCCTTGGATGCTGTCCCTCCCGTTGCCTCAATTAGCGGGCCGTCAAGAATCACACAATCAAGAAACTTCCTTGGCGTAATGGCCGCCAAAAAAAATTCGTTCAAGGCTGTATTGCCCTTTTCATAAAGGGCCTCAACCTCGATCGGCAAATCTTTGATCGAATTCATTTGGCTCCCCCAACCTTTGCCCCGCCTCATTCCTATATCCGCGGTCTGGCTTGTTACCTTGAGCGCGATGTTCTTTACAGTATCAATCTCACTCCAAGTTGGCGTGGTGTATGGGGTCGTTGTGGCGGTATTCAATAGCAAAACGCCCTCAAAGCCTAGTAAAATGTTTCTACTCATCTGAATCGGTATCCTTCCGGCATTCGTGGCAATGCCTTTTCTAGTGCTGGCTTCATGGTCGGCCGTGAATCGTAAAGCGTTCCCCGAAATCTTCCCCCGGCTTCCATGACGCCGAGGATAGGCCCAACGATCGAAGCTCTCGCCCCGATGATGGCCGTATGTTCGTTTCTGACTTCAAAGGCCAAAGCATTCTTTATGCGGCCCGTCTGTGTGTTTGGCGGCTGCCCGGCTGGGCTTGGAGTTTTGCGGCGCTTGATCGAACGCCTGGCGGTAGTTCGAATGAATCCAGACGCTTGATAAATACCTCGGAAGGCCGCTTGCTTTTTGGCCTTATCCAATGGCCGGAAGTTTAATTGCATGGATGCTCGAATCATAACGCGGGCCACTCCATCGCCTCGACCATAACCAGCGTTGACGTGATCCCGTTCTGCTCGAACTCCTCGGGATCCGTTTGAACTTCAATAGCGCATTTCGTAATTCTCAACGGACTGCAAACGGTCTCGCAATACTCGGCCGCCCGTTCTACAAACTCAACAAACTGATCCGAAGTTGCGAACCTGGCACCATTGCACAAACACCGCAGCACAACGGCCGTTTTGTAGGTCCGTTGAAATACGTTGCGGGCCACTCGCTCCGAGGTCATCCCGGCTTTCATGGCAACACCCATCGGAACGCCAAGTAGCAAATCCTCGATGGGCATTTGCGGATTGTCCGCAACTTTCACCCATCCTTCATTGGTCGGCGATACTGCGTTGAATATTCTGGCAACGCCTTCTTGAATGTCCTGGGCTCTGGATGTCATTTGGTCACGTACACTCTCAAAAGTTTTCCTCGCCTATCCGAAGCGGTAAAACAATCATCCCCTCGGGGTCTAACCGTCCAATTGCCTGCATCCGTCGAAAACTGATCACCTGATTTTGGATCCCTTGGGAGATCCTCGCGAACAACCAAGAGATCCCTTTTGGAGTAGGCAAGCCTTGCACCGTCAACGCGTTTTACCTCGCGATCTTGTCGCCCCCACCAAGCACGACATTGGCCAACCGTTGGGGAAAAGGTGTATCCTATCGGCTCGGCGAATGCCTCGATCAAATCGCTGATGTCATCCAAATCATCATTAGAAACAACGGCCCCAGCGCTCGCCATTGTTGCATCCGATAGGGTAAGCGTAAGCGCTCCAATGACTCCGTTTGCAACTACCCCAGCGCTTGCCAGTGTTGCATTGGATAGCGTACGCGTCAGAGTCCCGGTAGGGTCGTTTGAAACGACGGTCCCAGCGCTTGCGAGTATTGCCCCAGATAGGGTGCGCGTCAGCGTTCCGGTAACTCCGCTACCAATTGTTCCGGCGCTTGCGAGTGTTGCACCGGATAGGGTACGCGTCAGCGTTCCGGTAACTCCGCTACCAATTGCTCCGGCGCTTGCGAGTGTTGCACCGGGTAGGCTGGCGGATAATGTGCCATCGATTCCGTTCTCTACAACTCCACTCGAAACGAGGGTAGCCCCGGCTAGCGTGGCAGACAACGATCCGATTGAATCGTTTGTCTGAGTTGCGAGTAGCGTTAGTAACATCTCAATTCCTTAGGCAAATACTGCAAACCCGGTCACATCGTCAACCGTTACGGCGCCCGTAGCGTCAGTAAGGGAGGCAGTAGAACAAATCGCGCAAGTAATTGCCGTTGAGAATCCCATCCCGCCTTCGAAGTTGAAATAGACTGGCTGATTTTGCGGGAGTGGAATCCTTAGAATAGCTGCCGAACTAGCGAGGGTCGGCGCGGCGATGTTGAACACTTTCAACCAACGAATCGTTGCGTTAGTGTTCACCAAGTATAAGCCCATCAATCGGCCCGCGGTGCCCTTGATACTTTGCACGGCTGGAGTAGCTGGGCAGTTTAGATTTGCCACCGATCCGGCACCTGTGGCGGTCGCTCGGTACTGCATGCCAACATCGCCAATGAGGTTTGAACCTGCACTAACCGATGTCACGGTAGTTGAAGCTACTGTGGCGGTGACTGTACCTGATACTGGTACGGTCCCGGCCCCGGAAATCAAAGCGGTAACAATGCCCGCGGCCTGCATCGCTCGTATCACTACGGTAGCGGCCCCCGAAGTATATGCGGTCGCTATCGCTCTAACTTGCTGCAATCCGGTCGCATTACCCCACCATTGCCCCGCGGCGGTCGCAGTAGTAACGGTCGTTGCATTAACCGATCCCCCGGCTGGCACGATCGCAATAGGAAACCAGTTTGTTCCATCAATAGTCCCCTGGAACGTAATAGTAGCGGAAAAGGTCCCACGCAAATCAACCGCCCAACCCGAAGCACCATTCAGAGAAAGCGCTACGGCAGCGTTCAAAACGTTTAACGATCCTGTGGCTGATACTCCCGATTGATTTACGGGAACAACGGCGGCCCGCAATTGCGCATCGGTCAAAGGCCCTGTAACCGGCACCGGATTTGCGGATGAGACATCTCCATCGTTCACACCGTCAGCGCCAAGCACCATCTTGACGCGCTGGAAAATTGCGCCTGCGATATCGTCGCCCGCTATTACTTCTCCCGTTCCTGGCAATGTTACGTTGTCGGCCATGGCCTAAGCGTTCCCGTCTGTCAGAGTAAACGTAGTAATGGAAACCGATTGACCGGCTACAAGAGTAGCGGTAGATAACTCGATATCACCCCCGCCACCCGTAGCGGTAACTGTCCCTTGGATGTGGCAAGTAGCACCTTGCTTGAGGCGAAAATGCGCCGCCGTTCCCGGCGCATCGGCAGAAAGGTCCTGCCATGTGCCGTTGATAGCTTTTGCACCGGCATTGGCGGCGGCCATCCAATCGCTAGGTAACGCTAGAGTAGCGAGAACTGTTCCCGCATCCGCGGCCGCGCAGTTTGCAGGAACAGCACCGCTCCGAATTTCTAGCGTGGGAGATGCGCCTACGGTCGTTTCAACGGAATCTAAACGGCCGTTTCTAACTGGTATAGAAAACTGGATCGGCATTGTGTTTCCCCTTTAGTTTCGCCCAGCGTTAACAAGCGCAATGAGTTCAAGAACCAAGCGAATGATTTCCGCCCAGTTGTATTTTTTTTCGTCAAGGCCCGCCTCGGATTGCTTGCGAAGGAATTTAATCAATTCCTTTTCTTGCTCTGTGAGCTCGAAACAATCGGGCTCTAGCTCTGGCTTGCTGGCGTCGAACCAAATCGGCATTTGCTCCATGGAGGATGAAGCTAGCGAGGCAATTACATTCTCGGTAATTGGTCGAACATTTCCCGATTGCACTTCAAAAGGAACCGAACCGAATACCCCTTCCTGGCATGGCTCGCCCATTTCCGTAAGCCCCTCGGGCCGAACATCGGCGAGCAATACGTTTCGGCTAGTTGCAACCTGCCATAGCTTAGACGTCTTCTGCCCCGCGCATCGACCATTGATAGACCACGTGAGGAGCGCGATTTGCTGCCCGGCCGCATTGTAGATAGCGCTACCACTTTGCCCGCCGATCGCATCCGGCGAACCTGTAACGAGCCCCTCGCCATAATTGCGAGGGTCGTTGAAGGGTTTTCGCACTTGCGGCCATACACATCTTGGGCTGCCAATTGTTTCGAACGGCTGGCCCGCTGGCTCTGTTCGTAGCAATGGCATATAGCGCTCGCTCTTGAGGTTTGGACATAGGGCAATCGCGAAATCAACCATCCTTGTGCTGGAGTATCCAGCGAACACCAAGCGGCCCTGAGTCCGTTTTTGAACTCCGCCCACCACGGCATCGATGTTGACAACCTTTCCGAGTTGCGTTCCCCAAACGTGGGCATTGGACAAAACATAGGCGCCCGTCGCATCGAATCCGCAAATTGTCCCACTCCCGCAACTATTCCCAACCATGCATCGAACGTGCGGGGTATCGGCAACGATCACGTTGGCCTCAACTGGAATACACTTTCCGTCCGCACAATCTTGGCCACGTGCAACGCCAAGCATGAACAAGAAAACAAATGTTGCCCTAACAAGAACCAGCGTTGCGGTGGACAAGTAAGCCCCTACGGCCTGGCCGAATTTAGGATTCACACCGCTGGCCGAGGTCAGAACCAAATCCCCGTCAGGCTCAACAAAAATATCCTGCATGTCTGCAACGTTGGCACCTGGCACAAATGCGCACTCATAAATGCGGCCGTGGGTCGCATCCAATGAACCCGGCTCGTTGGCTGGCATGTCGCTCGTAGCAACGCCCTTGATTCTGTTTTGCCCCGCTCCTACGTTGAGGACAATGATAGTTCCGGCCGCAACCGATGCGGATGGCGTATGGTCGATTCGATTTCCTTCTTGGAACGATCTACAAAAAGTATTCGGCATGTTTCCTGACTCCTGAAAAATTGTGAATGGAAGAGGCCGCGGGCTGTTCATCGTCAGCCCGCGGCATAACCTGAGCGAACCCCTCTCCGGCTCGCTCAAGCGGTATCGCTATGTAACATCGATCTTGGCGGCGCCTTGAGTCTCGGCCGCATTGAAACCGAAGTCCCAATAACCGCGCCAACGCATCCCACCCACAACGGAGAAATCCATATCTGCGGATTCAAACGTTGGGCTAGATGCACCATTCAGGAATAGCAGAATCAAGAACGGCAAAACGTTTGGATTCCCAACGATGTACCAATCCTTTTGGCTGTTCCCTGCAATGTTTGCGTTGTTCAAGTAAGGGCTAACCTCAACGTTAAAACGGCCCGCAAGAACGTTTGTGTTTGCTGTGGTCGTCGCGTTGATGGCGGTCATTGTTTGAAGCGCTGGCACCTCCAAGGATGTCGGCACAAACAACGTTTGAGGCTGGGCCATCATCGGCATCCCTTGCGAGTCCCTTTGGTCCCTGAAGAACTGAAGAACCCACGTGAGGGCGTTCATGTTTGATGGGCTCAAATCCAACGCCGTTAGAACACCGTTGAGGGGGTGACCTGCTGGCGGTAGGCCGATGGTATTCCCGGCAACAAAGCTAGCGAGAAAAACGCGGTGGAATTCTTGCTCAATTGCAAGGGCCGAGGCCCGCCCGAAAATCTCTGGCAACTGCGCAAATGCGCCCACATCGTCATTTACCATTTGCTCGCGGCTCAATCCCAAGATGCTACCAAAGGTCGCAAGCTTGGCCGAGTATTGCGCATCCAGTAACCGAAGGGATTTCAATTCGCCCTCGGCGTTAACGGTTTGGAACCCACCAACGCCGCTTAACCGAATAAAATTCTTGGCCCTAAAATCGCTCGCAGAATCCGTCTTGACCATGCGCTGGTATAGCGTCGGCATGATTTGCATTTGGGCGAGCATTGCTTTGTTCAGCGTATTTGCAAAAACTCGCGGTAGACTAACCGTTGAATTCTGCGATGCCTGAATCAATTCGATTGATTTCGTATAAAGCGGCACTCGTTCATAGAGTGGCGTTTGCCCGGCCGCGGCGATGCTGCGGGCCATAACTCCGTGAAGTGTGATTCCCCGCATCGAATCCGCGGCCGAGTTGATTTCATCCGAGAATTGCTTTTCGGTTTGGGATCCGCAATTGATCGTACGTAGCAAAGCACATTCAATAGCTGACTCGTTTGTGTTGTAATTGCGCACCATGTGAACGCCTGGGGCCTGGCCCGTTGGGACGGATGGCAAGTAAGATGGGCCTGCGTAGCTCGCGGCGATCGGCTGGCCAAACTGAGATTGGGTGGCCATGTCCGCGCCGATCTTAACAAAGGAACTTTCCCCGAGTTGCCATTTGGCAAACACCAAACACGGTCCGTCCACTGTTTGATTGTTTACGTTAACGCTCGATCCGGCTTGAATAAACTGAGGCGGCGCCAATGGCGCCGCGCCAACGCTGGCCTGCCATTGGAAGCCCTGGTTTGCGAGCTCAAGCACTTCACCCGCGGCCGCTGTCTCAAGCATGTGGCCTTCAATCACAAGCCCCTCGGCCTCGATCGCGCATTTGCTAGATTGCCCGGCGAGCGCCTTGCGATCGTGTTCAAGTAGTATCGGCCTGGTATTGGAAAGCACTGCCCCGGCGAGATTGAGTACAACCGGAAAGTTGTAACCGGGAATACTCATCTTGGCGCCGGTGTAGGCCACTTGACGAAAGGGCACTTTGCCGGGCTTTCCATCTTGGGCCGCCTCGACTGGGGCAATCCCAAAAGTAACATCACTACAGAGATTGATACGGCCCGCGGCCTTAATCATCTTGTATGGTTTCATCCGCATCCGTTTCGCTCTCATCTTCTGTATCCTCTCCGTTAAGGTTATCCCCCGGCTCGTTCTGACTCATTCCTATAGCTTGCTCTTCGCGCTCAAGCTCCTCGTTGATATCCTCCCAATCTTCTCCAAGTTTGGCGGCTTCCCGCGTTCTGCTTGTGAGTCTCATGGAAAGTTTTTTTTCGATTGCTGCAAATTGCTTTTCAGGGTTTAAGTGCGGGATGCTATCCCACCCGATAAAGCACCTTTGATATTCCAGGCCTTGCAACATCAAGAAAATAGCAACAAGCCTTTGTACTAAGCGCTCTGCCAGCAAAACTTGGTCGCTAGCAATGGCCCGCTCATAGTCGATGTTATCCAGCGAACCCGATGCGAAATTAGAATCTTGAGAAGTCCCAAGCGCCTTGTTGAGTGGCATCGGAAAACATCTTGCGGCCTCGCATACGAACATCGCAACCGCATCCCTATGGCTCTGCATGGGATGCTCTGCTTTGACCTGGCCTAGCTCATAACCCTCGGGCAAAGTAATGGCCGAACCTGGCACCAAATCAATAGTCTCAAAGGGCTTGCCCGTAGCTTGCGCCGATAACATTTTCGCTTGCAAAACTAAAGAGATTTTCGCAACCGTCTCATAGCTGATAACGCAAGCTTGGTTTGTGCGCCTAATGTTCGCATGCATATCGAGTGAGGGGGCTGGCCGCGGAACCCCCCGGCGCTGATTTGCAAATTGTTGTTTGAACAAATGCGTGAGCACATCGGCCGTGAATCCGTTTCCCCCGTCAACGTAGTAATGAATCGGCACCCCCTGCGAATACTCGATTCCTTCGATCGTCTGTTCGCGCTTCTGTGTTGGCTGGCTCGGCCCTGGTATAGCGTTTGGCCAATAGGGCTGCATTGACGCATCGTTCATCATTAGCGGGCTTACAATCCGTTCCGCCTCGATGATTCGAACGTATGGCGGCTCCTCGATCGACAAAAGAAAACACTCCCCGTCAATCAAGTAAGTCCTGGCGATCGTTTTCATTAACGAACCGATCGACAATTCCCCGGCCCAATCTTTCCAGGCGGCCTGCAATTGTCGGCGCTGGGATCCGAACTCGCGGAACGTAGGATGCGGGCCGCTTCCTACCAAATCCCTGGCATACGTTTCTACCATCCCTTCCAAGAGGGAATTGTTTGCCACTTCGTAGCGCGTTCGATTCCGAAGCGTTGCGCGTTGCTCGGGGGTAGGATCCGATACCTGGGGGCCGATCGCCCAATGGCGTTCATTAAGCTTCGTTGTTCTCGCGGAATCGTAGGAAGCGGCCTGGATAGGGGCCATGTTGCCAACTGGTATCCCTGGCGCGTACATTAGGTTCATTGCGGCATGGCCCCGCTATCGTTCACCCCGCCAAGCCTGACCTGGCCAAAACGCATGGCGCCGAAGCCCCCGCCCGCGGCCTTTTCGGCCTGATGCTTTTCCCACGCAATGCGGTCGGGTAAAGAATGCTGCTCGATTTTTTGGCCGTCAACCTCTCTTATCTTCGGTTTGTCGGCTGGGTCGGTCGGCATGGGATCCCCCGTTGAGAATAAACCGGGGGGAATCGTTGCGGCCGGGGGGGCTCGCTCCTTTTCCCCCCGGTAAAGTTGCATCACTTCGCCCGATTGTATTGGCAACCCATGCGGAAGTGAAGAGGCTAACCCGCTCGGGCTTGGCGTTGCATCTCTGCGAAACTGACCTGGCGCGGTCGATCGCTACTCCATGTCGGCACCGAACACCCTACGAAATTTGCAAGCACGCCCGCACCCACCAAGCAATCCCACCAATGGTTATCAACGCCGGGCGTTTGCTTCCACTCGTTGCGCTTGATCCCACGCGCCCAAACCTCAACATAGTGCTCGGCGTGAAAATGCTCATCTAGCAAGCTGTGATTGTCTGCGGCTGGCGAGAATACCGACAATGCCCCACTATCCCCGAGGCTCGTTTGCAAGCGGGAAAGCAAAGTATCCTTCCAAGCGTTGTTGTCAAATAGGATCCGAGTCCGCGGCCCCTCAATGATGCGCTTCCAGTAGTACCCCCGTTGCTCGCCTTGTTTGGGTCGGCCGCCATTCAGAGGGGCCGAGGATGCGCCATAAAATCGGCCGTGCATTGCATGCACGTTGTTTGCGGCCTGCTCGTAGGCGATCTTGTAAACTGCGTCGGTACTCAAACCCCAGTTTGCATCGATGCCGATGGCATCGAACTTTGCTTTTGATCGCAACATTCCGATCGTATTCAATAGCGCTTCACTCATGCGGCCCTCAAGCCCCGCGCCTTCCTTGTCGCTCAAGAGATCTGACAATTCCGAAAGCCTGGCAAGCCCGATTCTCTGCTCGGGGTAAATACCATAATTGACGATGGCCCCGGTAAAATCCTGGGCCCATGAAGTACACAAATAGAAAAGCGCCTCGCCCTGAACGTCAATAAAGGCCGTGGATTTAATCGCCCAAGCGGGAACCTCCCATTGGGTAAACGCGCCTTGCCTGGCCGCCATGAAGAAATCGAGTTGTTTCGTTTCAACATCGGGCTGGGGGTCATTGTTGTACTCGGCGAGAAAAGCCTTGTTTCCCAAGGTCAAACGCAAATTCCAACAATGTTGAATTGCATCAAGCTCGCCCTCGTCAAACCGTTCGGGCCAATTGACAATGGCCCCTTCCTGCATTTCGGCCCGATACTCTCGATAGTAGGCTGTGGCATCCTCGATCCCTCGGCCTTCCTGCATTCCTACTTTCCATAGCTCGGCGTATGTTTCCCATCGTTTCGATGTCGGCCAAGCTTCAATCAACTTGGTCCGTTGGCCCTGCCATTGCGGATATTTCTGGATGTCTAGAATTTGGTCGATGCAATCGCCTGGCTCGATAACGGTACATGGCATAACCGCGGCGATGGGCTTTCCGGTCGGCCCTTTGAGGCCCAAGATAGCTTTCGAAAGCACCTTTAAGCGGCTCGCATTTTGGGTAATGCTCTTGGCGCTTTCGTCCGTCTGGGGATCGTCAACGAGAATGAGGCCCGGCCGCAACGTCGATCCGTCCGCAAGCTTAACCCGCATCCCTCGGATCCGGCCCGTAATGCCTGCGGTCTTAACAACTCCCCCGCTCGATTGACTCCCTTCAATCGTCGGCAACTTTATAATCCGGCCCGTCCACTTGATGCGCGTCCGCTCTCCGTTCTGAAGCTGCCCGGCCGATCGATTCACAATTCCATCCAAGCATTCAATCGGGTAGCAAACCTCGGGGAAGTCCTCATAGAGTAGCTCATTGCTTTCGATCTCAACCCGCATCGATTCCGCGATTTCTTCGGCGTGGTCGCTCTCGGCCCCAACGATAACCACGAACCTGATATGGCCGTAAAGAATGGCCCACATGGCGGCCGCTTCGGCTAGTGTTGTCTTGCCAGATCCTCGCGGCATAGCGAGCGCGAACAACCCGCCTTTGAGTATGGCCCGCTCAAGTTTTGCCAAGGCGAGCAAATGGGCCTTGCTCCATGCTAGCGAAAACTGTTCCTTCAAATACGTTTCGCAAAACAATCGCAAGTTGAACTCGCAACCTTGGCGGCGAGCAACATCGATGATAGGCGGAAGGTCGCCAATGTCTCGGCCTTCCTGGCTTTTCTTTCTAGAACGCTTGGCCTCGCGTTGCTTGTGCTCGGCGTAGCGCTGGGTATCTGCGGCGGCTGGCATGATGGGAGCATTCTACGGGCCGCCTGGCGAAATCACAGCGCCCAACAAAGTGTACCCCGTTCCTCGAC